ACTTCAGATAATGTAGAAGCTTATGATGGTGTTCAAAAGGCTTTGGCTTACGGCAGAAGAACTAGCTATATAGACATAGAGCCAAATCGCTCGGTTAGGACTTCATTTCTTAGATCTGACTATGACAACTTTCGCCCCGGAGAGTCTGTATCTAATCGTCAAAAAAGAATAATCAAGCAGTGTATGCAGGCTTATGATAAGGTCGGAATTATCAGAAATGTTATTGATTTGATGAGCGACTTTGCTTCACAAGGCTTGGCTATTGTTCACCCTAACAAAACTATTGAAAAGTTTTATAGAAAGTGGTGGCAAGAGGTTGGAGGCGTAGATAGATCTGAGAGATTTTTAAATTATCTTTACAGAACTGGTAATGTTGTTGTGCGTAGACGCACCGCTAGAATTAACAAGCAGCAAGAAAGAAATCTTAGAAACTCTTTGGCCGCAGATGTAAAAATTGAGCCACTAAAGTTTCTCAAAAGAGAAATACCTTGGTCTTACGATTTCTTAAATCCACTTGCGATTGATATAAAAAACAATGGATCTTACATAGTTGGTAAGCCAGAATTTTTGTTAAACATATCTAAAAATACATATGAGCAGTTGGTTAAGACTGACAATAATCCAAACACCATATTGAAAACTTTACCATTAGATATACAAAAGAGGCTACAAACAGGGGAAAGAAAAATACCTTTAGACTCTGATAATGTTCAAATGTACTACTATAAAAAGGACGATTGGCTACTTTGGGCAAACCCAATGATCTACGCCATCCTTGACGATATTATCATGCTAGAAAAGATGAAGCTTGCAGATATCGCTGCTCTGGATGGCGCTATATCAAATGTTAGATTGTGGACAGTTGGTGACTTGGATCACAAGATTATTCCAACTAAAGCTGCTATTAACAAGCTAAGAGATATTCTTGCTAGCAACGTTGGCGGCGGTACGATGGATTTGGTTTGGGGTCCAGAGCTTAAATTTACAGAGAGTCAATCTCAGGTTTACAGATTCTTGGGTTCTGAGAAATATCAGCCTGTTTTAACAAGTATCTATGCGGGACTTGGTATTCCTCCGACTTTGACTGGCGCTAGCAGTAGTGGCGGATATACAAACAATTACGTGTCGTTGAAAACGCTGATCGAAAGACTAGAATACGGTAGAGAGGTTCTTTCTCAGTTCTGGAGGCACGAAATTAAAATGGTGCAAAAAGCTATGGGATTCAGACTTCCTGCCGAGATACACTTTGATTCCATTGTACTTTCTGATGAAGCTGCTCAGAAAAAGCTTCTTATGGACCTTGCGGATAGAGATATTATATCGCAAGAAACGCTTCTTGAGAGATTCAGAGAAATACCTAGTATTGAAAGAGTCAGAGTAAGAAGAGAGGAAAGAGAAAGGACAAACGATGTCGCTGCTCCGAAGAAGGCTAGTCCGTACCATAATCCACAGCATAAGCAGGACGTTGCTAAAATCGCCATGACAAAAGATGTTTTAGATAATGGCGAATATCTTGAGAGCTTAGGGCTTCCTCCAGTTTCTGTAGAAGAGCCTGTAAAAGAAGAAGTTAGAAAACTTCCTCTTGATAATGAAAACACAGAACCTGTAAACGAAAACGGTAGGCCAAAGTTTTCCAGAGATACTCAGAAACGAAAAGAGAAAAGGGTATTGCCAAGAAGTTCTGATGCTACAGCTAAAACTTTATGGGCTATGGAGGCTCAGGCAAAAATATCTGAAATAGTATCTCCCGTAGCCTTGGCGCATTTTGATAAAAAGAATGTCAGAAGTCTAAATAAAGCTGAAGTTGACCAGCTAGAACATCTGAAGCTTTGTATACTGACCGGAATGCAGCCATTTATGGAGATTGATGAAGCTGTAGTAAAACAGCTAATAGACAATAAAAGCAAGCCTTCTCAAGCATTTCATGATTTGGCTCAGGCTAAAAAACAAGACTTTATAAAGAGTAATAAAAGAGATCCTAATACTTCTGAGATGAGATTTATATACTCCGCTACATTTGGTGAAATGTCTAATTTTTAGCAATAAATTCTATTATTGAAAAAATTTGTGTATAAGTTTTCGGAGGTATTTTTATGGAAATTTATAAAGCAGAAATAGAAGATGGTCTAGGCGACCTGTTATCATCTACCAATAGCGTAGCCTATTGCGGTGTTGCAAAGTGCTTTACCCCATCTACAGAAGAGCAAGAGTCCATGAAGCTTATAGCTTCTGAGGCTTCTGAAAATAAAGATCAAATAGATTTGTTTTATTTGGAATCCGTGTTGGTTAGCACAGGCTGGAACAAGAACGATGATGTATTTGATCCAAAAGAAACATTTGCGGCTAGAACAACCCCAGAAGACAAGCCTTTTAATTTCATGCATAATGAAAAAGATATTATAGGCCATATAACTGGTAATCGTGTTGTTGACTTTCAGGGCAACGCAATAGCCGAAGAAACAGAAAATCCTCCTACAGAATTTAATATATTGACTACCGCTGTCATTTACAAAGAGTGGAGCGATGTAGATCAAAGACAAAGAATACAAAAAATACTAGCAGAAATCGAAGAAGGCAAATGGTTCGTTTCTATGGAATGTCTATTTCCTAATTTTGATTACGCTTTAGTAGATAAGGATGGCGGTACTAGGGTTGTACCCAGAGAAGAAAGTTCCGCTTTTCTTACTAAACACCTAAGATCTTATGGTGGAAGTGGAAAGTACGAAGACTACAGAGTTGGCAGACTTCTGAGAAACTTATCGTTCTCTGGTAAAGGCTTAGTTTCAAAACCTGCTAATCCTCGTAGTGTAATATTGGAAGGAAATAGATTTTTCGATGAATCTGAGGCACAAATTTTAACTATATCTTCAATTAAGGAGAACGATATGTCAGATCTAGACAAGCAAATCGACGATTTGCGAACCGAGTTGGCAGAGGCTAAATCTGCTAATGAGGCTTTGAAAGAAAAAGTAGTCGCAGAGCAACAAGCAGAATTTGAGTCAAAGATTCAAGCGCTTGAAGCTACTATTGCAGAACAGGCTGAAGCCTTGGAAGCAAAAGAAGCTGTTGTTGCAGAGCAGGCTGAAGCCATCAAGAATGGCGAAAAAGATATGAAAGAGAAGATGGAAGAGCTTCGCAAAATGAAAAAGAAAGAAGCTAGAATGAAGCGTGAGGCACAGCTTCAAGATCTTGGTCTTGATACAGAAGAGGCTGAAGCTACTTTGGCTGAGTTTGAAGACGCTGATGACGATACTTTTGATAAGGTTGTTGTTGCTATGACAACCATGAAGAGAATGAGAGGCAAGCACACGCCTGAGCATAAAGAAGAAGAGAAAGCCGTCAAAAAAGATGAGGCTATCAAAAAAGATGAGGCTATCAAAAAAGAGAAAGAAGCAAAAGCAGAAGAGGAACTTGATTCCGCTGAAGCTGGCGAAGAAGCTCTTGAGCAAGTAGAACCGGTAGAGGAAGTTGCTATCGCGGAACTAGACGAACAAGAAGATCCAGCAGAATCTCTTCGCAGCGTAGCGAGTGAGTGGCTTGGTTCTGTTTTACAAACTTTGCCCAAACAAAAATAAGTAATTTTATAAAGGAGATTCATAATGGCTCTTAAAACTGACAGAAGTACGCTTCAAACTGACATTTCATTCTTTATGAATGAAGCTGCTACTCGCGGCGGTGTTGTTGCTCTTAGTACTGGTGGCTCTGGTGCTGCTATGGACCAAGGTGCAGCACTCGTCACATATGCGGCAACAGCATCAGGTAAAGTTCCTGTGGGACTTTTGCTGAACGATATGGTTAACATTGACCTTACTCGTCAGCACCTGAACCAGCACAAAGATGAGGTTCAAAAGGGTGGAAAAGTTACATTGCTCCAAAAGGGAACTGTTGTAACTAACAACTTGGAAGGAACAAGTCCTGCCGCTGGCAACTTGGCTTACCTAGCACATAGTGGTAATCTTTCTACTTCGTATATTATTGCGGATAGTAGTGATCATACCGGTAGCGCTAAGGTCGTTGGACGATTCTTGAGTGGTGTGGATCAAGATGGATACGCTAAAGTATACATTGATCTACCAAATACCGCGACACCATCTGGTGGTGTTTGATCTTATTAAACAATAAATAATAAATAAAGGAGAAATATTACTATGTCTATTAAACAAAGACCTTCAGAAGAGTTTATCAGTCTTTTAAAAAGATCTGGTAGCTCGGATAAAGCTATCGCTATCGAAGCACAGCGCGAAATCGCTAAAGCTCTTGAGACACCACTTAGAGAGGGTGTTCTTTTTGGCGACATCGTGACAAATATCTACGAGGCAATGCCTCTTGAGCCGGGAGCAAGCCCAGAGTTTCCATTGGATCTTCTGGCCCCCGGAACCGAAGGCGATCACATCGCCTACACAAATCCCGGAAACGGACGCATTCCTGAGCGTCACGTTGAAGGTGATTACGTCATGATCAACACCTATGGCATTTCAAGTTCAATTGACTTCTTGCTGAAGTACGCAAGAGAGGCAAACTGGAATGTTGTTGGTCGTGCAATGCAAGTGCTTGAGGCTTCATTCGTTAAGAAAATTAACGATGACGGCTGGCACACACTTCTGGCTGCTGCTGTTGACCGTAACATCTTGGTATTCGATGCCGATGCTGCTGCTGGTCAATTCACCAAGCGTCTTGTTAGCTTGATGAAAACTGTTATGCGCCGTAACGGTGGCGGTAACAGCGTAACTGCTCCGGGTCGTTTGAGCGATCTTTATCTTTCTCCAGAGGCTATCGAAGATATCCGCAACTGGGGCGTAGATCAGCTTGACGAAGTTAGCCGTAGAGAAATCTATGTCGCTAACGATGACGGTCCTGCTCTTACTAGAGTGTTTGGTGTAAACCTTCACGATGTGTTTGAGTTTGGCGATGGTCAGGAGTACCAGAAGTACTTCACCAGCGACCTTAGTGGTTCGCTTGCTAGCTCGGACGTTGAGCTTGTTATTGGTTTGGATCAAGCTGCTAATGACAGCTTTGTAATGCCTGTCAAGAAGCAAGTTGAGATCTATGAGGACGAAGGTCTTCATCGCCATCAGCGTCAGGGTTACTACGGATGGGCCGAGATCGGATTCGGTGTTCTTGACAACCGTAGAGTTCTTGCTGGCTCCTTCTAATAGAAGTCGAAGCTCAGGCAAAAAAGAAAGTCGCTCAATTTTGGGCGGCTTTTTTTTGTTATATACGATGTTTTGTGTATATAATCAAGGAGGTTGTTATGTTTGGTTTTACTGCTTTTTCGGAAACATCGGTTGCTGATGATGGCTTTGTGAGAACAGATCCATTTGCTGGCGCTCTTGTGATTATACATTTTAATAAAGACGTTTTAACGTTTCCTTTAGCTATAAACAGATTAATAGAACGTGGTCTAAATATAAACAAACAGCACGACTATAGTTTAAAAATAAATAAAATGACTGATTTTGCTTTGAGATTTAATAAGCAGACAGATTTTGACTTACAAGTAAATAAGATTATAAACTTTAAGGCAAGGAGATAGGAATGGCGGTTTTCTCAGTAAATATAGACGATGCCGATGTAGGCAGGGTTATTTCCGCCATGTGCGCTAATTATGGTTATCAGGCACAAATTGAAAATCCAAGTTTTGATCCGTCTTTACCGATAAACGCAGATACAAATCCTGAAACCATACCTAATCCTGAAACCCAATCTCAATTCGCTAATAGAAAAACAAGAGATTTTTTGATGGAAAATACGGTTGCATATGAGCTTAGAGTAGAAAGAGAGAATGTTCCAAAACCAACGCCTCCAAATATCACAGACCCTAACTAAAACATTAACATTTATATCGGAGGTATGTCTTTATGGCATTAAAAATAGGCGATAGAGTTAGGGAAAACACAAACAGTACAGGTGTTGGTGGACTATCTCTAACTGGCGCACCAGCAGGTTTTCAAAGATTTAGCGCTATCCTATCCAGTGGTGATACAACCTATTATGCGTTAGAAGAAAACGATAAATTTGAAGTAGGTATAGGTACTTATGGATCAAACAATTTAGAACGAACTACCATCTTATCTAGTTCTAATTCTGGAAATAAAATAAGTCTTGGCGGAAGTGGTGTCGTCTTTATAACGTACCCAGCGGCTAAAGCCTTTTTTGCCAGTGCGGGCGACGAATTTACAGTTCCTGCTTCTGGTCTTGTTTTTAGCAATGGCACTGTGATAAAAGATGCTAAATTAGTAGAGCTTTCAGATGTTAATCTTACCGGCACTCCTACTGATAGTAGTGTTGTAGATTTAAATATTACTAATAAATCTTTAACAATAGGCGATAGAACTGGTGCGGCCAACAGTAACAATACTATTATAGGTTATGGTGCTGGTAGTGGAATAACAACTTCCACTGATAGTGTTGTAATAGGGGCTGAAGCTTCCACTAAAAATAAAACCGGTCAACACAATGTACACATTGGAGCAAAGGCTGGACCTATAGCGTCTGATGCCGCTATTTCTGTTTATAACAGTGTTGCTTTAGGATATTCTGCTGGTAATAAAATGAGACATGAATCAGTTGCCATAGGATATGAAGCGGCTAAAGATGCTTATGAAATAGGTTTTGTTGGTATAGGTTATCAAGTCGGTGATGGTCTTGGTAGTTACAGTACTATCGTAGGATATCAGGCTGGTAATTCTTTAGGCGAAGATTATGCCGTTGCATTAGGTTATCAGGCAGGCTTTAATGGAGCGGGAGAAAGCGCTATATGGATAGGTCACGGTGCTGGAACTTCTTCTACGGGATCGACCAGATCAATAGGTATAGGTAAAAATGCTGGTAAAAGTTCATCTGGTACTGAGTGCATCTATTTAGGTGAAGGTGCAGGTACTTCTAATTCTTCTAACAATCTTGTTTTCATAGGCAACTCCACGCCCGCGACTAATGGCACTTTAATCAAGGGTGACATGGATTCCAAAAGAGTTGCTATTGGTGCTGCCGATGTTACGCTTGATGACACTCTTTTTGTTGGTGTAAATGCTGCTAATGATGAAGGTATTGTCGTAAAAGCAGCGGCGTCTCAGGTTTCAAATCTAACAAGCTGGAAGAACAGTTCTGATGCTGTATTAGCTTCTGTTGACAAGGATGGAATAATTTCTGGTCACGGAATTCATGCAAGCGGAAACGGCATTGAAATAGCCAGCGCTACTCCAGCATCAACTTCTAATAAGGTTTATGCTGACGGAACTGATCTTTACTGGAATGGTTCTAAAGTTGCAGTGGGTACTACTCCTACATTTACTAATATAAATGTTGGTCAATACATTTATCATGATGGAGATTCAAACACTTACATCAGATTCCGGGGTGATCAAATAGACCTTGTGGCTGGTAATCTTACGATGCTTACACTAGACGAAGCTAGCACAGACAAGGTTACAGTCAATAATGGAGCTAACAATATTGATTTTCAGGTCAAGGGCGATAACGATACTAATCTCATAAGAACAGATGCCGCAAATGACTTGGTGGGCATTGGTACAAGTACGCCCGCTTATAAATTAGATATTGTTGGTCATGGTGCTATAATGCAAGCCAGCGGTGTCGTTGTTGGTAATTCTGGAATCGTTCTTGCAAATAATGTTCCTTCTGTAACTACTAATACGTTATACAATGAAGGTGGTACGTTAAAGTTTAGCGGCTCTACGATTGGGGGTGTAGATACTTATACTTCTGGTGTCGCGACCTATGCCAGCGGTCAGGCAATTTCTAATCAGTCTAACATTGCGACAAATACTTCTAATATATCTACAAACACAGCTAGGGTTAGTTATGCTTCAGGTCAAGCGATATCAAATCAAAGCAATATTACAGCACTGCTATCCGCTTCTGGAACTGCTACGTCTTTGATTTCTAGCTCTGGAATAGCAACATACGCTTCTGGTCAAGCTGTATCTAATCAGTCTAGTATTGCAACTAATGCTTCTAACATATCAACAAATACTAGCAATATTAGCACAAACACTGCTAGGGTTAACTATGCATCTGGTCAAGCCATCGCTAATGAAAGCGATATTGCTGCGTTACTAACGGCTTCTGGCACAGCGACTTCTTTGATTGCTAGCTCTGGAATAGCTACTTATGCATCTGGGCAAGCTATTGCAAACGAAAGCGATATAGTTGCGGTTTCTGGGATTGCGGCATATGCTTCCGGCGTAGGTGGTGGTGGTGGAGATGTTACAACCGCGCAGCTTAACTATGTTTCCGGTATAGCTGTTTATAGCTCTGGTTTAGCGATAACAAATGAGGCTGAAGTAACCTACGCTTCTGGTTTGGCTATCACAAACGAAGGAAGAGTCAATTACGCTTCTGGACAAGCTATATCTAATCAAAGCAACATTACTGCGCTGAACACAGCTTCTGGTATAGCAACATCTCTTTTGGCGGTTTCGGGTACTGCTACCTCTTTGGTTGCTACTTCTGGTATTGCTACTTACGCTTCTGGTCAGGCTATAGCTAATGAAAGCGATATTGTTGCAACGTCTGGAATATCTGCGTATGCATCTGGACTAGCAATTACAAATGAGGGTAGGGTAAACTACGCCTCTGGTCAAGCTATTGAAAATGAGAGCGATCTTGTTGCTGTTTCAGGTATTGCAAATTATGCTTCTGGGCAGATCAATGTCACAACGGACGGTACGGCAGAAGCTTCTAAAGCATTAGTGCTTGATTCTGCAAAAAGTTTTACTGGAGTTAAAGACGGTAGATTTTCTCAGTTTGATTCATTTGTTTACAGTACTGGTGTAAGTATCGGAAACTCTGGTGTTTTATTGTCTAGAAATACTCCCGATGTGACTACTGATACACTTTATAATGTGGGTGGAACATTATACTTTAATGGTTCTCAGCTTGCTAGCGCTGGTGGCGCTAGCGCTGAAGCTCAATACGCTTCCGGTCAGGCAACATCTTTAAACACAGCTTCCGGCGTAGCAACATACGCAAGTGGTCAGGCGATTGCCAACGAAAGCGATATTGTTGCAACTTCGGGCATAGCTAACTATGCTTCTGGTCAAGCGATATCAAACCAAGGCAATATTACAGCATTGTTGACAGCCTCTGGTACGGCAACTTCTTTGATTGCTAGTTCCGGCATAGCTACTTACGCTTCTGGACAAGCTATTGCAAACGAAGGCGATCTTGTTGCTGTTTCCGGTATAGCCGCTTACGCTTCTGGTGTTTCACTAACTGTTAAGGAAGCAGATAACAATCCTAGCGTTGCGAATGTAAGAACAATAGTTGTTAGCAACGGAACCTTAACAGACAATGGTGGTGGGCAAGTTACGCTAACTACCGGCGGCGGTGGTGGTGGTGGCGATGTTACTACAACACAACTTAATTACGTTTCTGGTATAGCGGTTTATGCTTCTGGTCAGTCGCAGTCCCTAAATACTGTTTCTGGAGTTGCTACTTCGCTGTTAGCTGTTTCTGGAACAGCCACTTCGTTAATTTCAACTTCGGGTATAGCTGCATATGCTAGCGGTCAGGCCATCGCAAATGAATCCGATATAGCCACAAACACCTCAAACATTTCTACAAACACCTCAAACATTTCTACAAATACTGCTAGAGTTAATTACGCTTCTGGTCAAGCCATATCTAATCAGTCTAATATTACTGCATTACTTTCTGCCTCTGGCACGGCGACCTCTTTAATCGCTAGTTCTGGTATCGCGACTTATGCTAGCGGTCAGGCTATAGCTAATGAAAGCGATATTGTCGCAACGTCTGGAATATCTGCGTATGCATCTGGACTAGCAATTACAAACGAAGGCAGGGTGAGCTATGCCTCTGGGCAAGCTATTGCAAACGAAGGCGATCTTGTTGCTGTTTCTGGTATAGCCGCCTACGCTTCTGGTGTCTCACTAACCGTTAAAGAGGCAGACAACAATCCTAATGTAGCTAATGTAAGAACAATAGTTGTTAGTAATGGTACGCTTACAGATAATGGTGGCGGGCAAGTTACCCTAACCACCGGCGGTGGTGGCGGCGGCGGTGATGTTAGTACAGCACAGCTTAACTATGTATCGGGTATTGCTGTATATGGATCTGGTCAGTCTACATCTCTAAATACTGCTTCTGGCATAGCAACCGCTTTAATAAACAGTTCTGGAGTTGCTACATATGCAAGTGGTCAGGTGAATGTTTCCGTAGCAGGAACCGCAACAGCATCTAAGGCTCTTGTGCTAGATTCTGCAAAAAGCTTTACAGGAGCTAAACATGGTGTATTTAATCAGTTTGATTCTAGGCTAACTGCTAGCGGAATTACTATTGGTGCTTCTGGTGTGACCTTGACTGGTGGAGCTTATGTGCAAGAGGCTGTTCCAGCTAACGACACGCCTACAGCAGAAGATGCAACTGTAACCTTAGACCTAAGCACAGGAAATTTCCACAACATATCTTTGGGCCAAAATGTTACTAAATTTGAATTTATAAATGCAAAGCGTGGACAAAGATTTATATTAAGAATAACACAAAACGCCTCTTCTGCAAAAACAGTCGCTTGGACAGATGTTGATTATACAACTGGCGGCGCTGCTGCTACCGTTAGATGGGCTGGAAATGTAGTTCCTACCATGTCTACATCTACTTCCCATACAGATGTTTACGGCTTCCTGTGTACTAATAATGCAGGTAGTAATTTTGATGGATTTATCATAGGTCAGGATTTACCGGATTAATGGCTAATTTAAGAAATCATGTTGTTATTATAAATGCTATAACTTTATGGCAGGAGGGATCTGTTTCTGGATCTGGTCCTAGCTACACTGTCACATATGACTCTGATCAAGACATAAGCGCTGCAAAAGTTGGTCAACATGTATATGTAGAAAAGCGTGTTGCTGGTGCTGGTGGTAGTAGTACGGTGCAATCCACGTATGTTTATTTAATAACTGCGATTGGTGAAACTGGAGAATTTGGAGATCAGCCTGAGATGACTTTGAAATATCTTTATGATACGGCAGGAACTGGCGATGATTCTCCTAATGATTTGCACAGAGGTACTGGTAGTTCAGGATCTCCGCAACCAGCAGATCATAAAGTTGTAGCGATTTTAGGAGCGGCTTACATGGCTTTTGTGGAATAATGTATGAAAGAAATAGACGAATGTCAATGTCCAGCGGCTGGATATTGTGAATTTTTTAGACAGGAAATGACATATGACCCACCAAACTGGCAGTGGTGTCAAG